AACCGGTCAAGCATAAATGCTTGCGGAGTAAGAAATAACTTGTAAAAGTTAGCAAAAGCCATGTTAAAGTAGAAATGCTCCACCATGGCGTTTGGAGAGTTGCACAAACATTTCCACTTGTTTAAGTGGTAATGGTTTTGCAGTTCCTTTCTCTATAATATTAGTATAATCAGTGAACTGAGAGATGGAATAAGCCATTCAGCTTATTTTCTCTTTAAGTTCCCTGTCATAGCCTGGTACATCATATTCAAATGATTCCAGTCTAGTATCTTTCAATCCTATTTTGGCTTTAGATAATAATTTACCTCCGAATGTAAGAGTGGAATGAAAATTCCGATCTCACATAAAGAGTTCATTAATATCTAAAAAGTTTACTAATCTTGAGAATTCAAATAAAGTTAAATTATTAATTTTACCTGATTCAAAATCTTTAGTAAATGTGTCAAGATCTTTTATTCAATTATTAATTGAATGAAAGAGTGGGAATAAAATCAATTTGTTTGGCTCATTAAAAGATAAAGCTCAATATTGAGTAAATCTTCGTTTGAGTTTAGACAAATCGTTTAAACCCGCTTGAATAGAAGGATATATACTAACTCCAAGTACTCTAAAAAATTCTTTTTTTAGAATTGTACTATTAATAGGTATGAAGTATCAATCTTGATTAGGTAACAATTTACACATATACTCACGTAATTGTGTATCTGTTACAAGATCAAGAGATACTCTCATACTCAAATCCAACATCATTAATTTAGCTCTTAAATACTTCTTACTATAAGTAATTTCACTAGTGATTTTACCTTTAGTATAAGTTTTAAAAGTTAGATTATTGTATAACCTAACAACTAAATTAATAATATTAAATCTGGACAAGTACAAATTTCTCTTAATAATATAATAATCAAATAATATAGTGAAAACTATAAAAGGATTATTAATATTATTAGCTATACCCTTTAAAGGTATAGGAGAAACTTCTCTAAAACCATTAGTAGGAGAGTATTTAATCCACCGTTTAGCAAACTCGTAAGTATCTTTGGATACATGAGTTTTGTGAGGTGAAATAGATACTCCCAATTTTGTCATAAAACTAATATAACTTCTAGCAATTTTATTGTTTTTAATAACAATATCATCACCTAAAATTATATAGTTTGAAAAAGGAAATAAACCTTCTTTTTTAGCACAAAATTGTACCACTAGATGGTGGGCTAGAGTAAATGCTGCTCAACTAGAATAACATCCCATAGGTTGTCCAACTGCATATTTGTAGTCAACATCTTTATAGGAAAAAGTTCTTTTAGTTAGCAGATTTGCTCAACTTTCTGAATATTTTCAAGAGAAAATTATATTATTTGTTGTTTTATACAATAAATAATTAATTAATTTCTTTTGGAGATGAACAGGAAATCTATCAGTAGCACTGGATAAATCTAAACTATAGAAAGGATCACTTCCTTCTCATTTGTGAAAAGGATCCTGAGTAAAAGTCCTATCACATGGTAATTTACGAAGTAAATTCATTAAATTAACATGTATAGGTTTTAATGTAAATTGAGTAAAATAGTCAGAAATGGCTATAATTCTCTTTTTACATTCAGGATCATTAACAATACTTAATCTTCCAGATGATTTGTGAGTAAAGACATTGTCTTTATCACTACCATTCGGAATATTAATTTTGTTATGATTTACAAATGAAATTAAAGGACCAATATATTTACCAAAGAAATCTTTACCAATTAAAAATTGAATGGATTCAAGTGTAATACTACCTAAGTATTTAACTGTTTCAGTTATACTAAGAATAGTAGGACCATGTGGACCCATTTTTAATGAAATAAAGAAATCTTTAGTAGTATATTCAGGAATTTCCCAACCTAAATTATAACTATTGATAAATTCATTAATAAAAGAACCAGGAACCGTTTTAAAACGTTTCTTTGGTCCATCTGTTATTGAACTAAAATCAATAGGTATCTCCTCATTTCTTTTTGGAGATATAGTTCTAGAAATATTCATTAAAGTCAAACAGAATATAATATGTTCTGATTTGTTACTATCAATGAATTCTTTTAGAAATAAAAATTTAGTAGGAAAACCACCTTTGGAGGAAACAAAAGAAGTATTAACCAGTAAAGGTCTCCCACACATGTATCTTGTTATTAACAATCTACATGTTTTGAGATATTTTACTGTAAATAATGTTCCATTCTTCTTTAGAAGAGTGAAGATTATTTTAAATACTCTTTTTATCACTTTAACATCGCAATTGGGATAACTTAAATAAGTTATTCTTACTATTATGGTATATAATAAATTATGTATCATGATTAGTATTAAGAATTGTGATGTTAACTTCTATATAGGATTATCTAACTTATTAGCTAAAAGTCTTAGCGTGGATCATACTTAAAATTACAGTAAACTGTTTTTGATAGTATGAATTATAATATTAAAAGTCATCATGCCTTTTTACAGGTGTGTTCTTTTAACATTATAATACTATTCCGCCTAGTCCTTGTGAAGGATTTCGGTCGTATAGATCAAATTTAACACTCAAAGACGTTGTCTATATTCATCATATAGTACAACTCCAGGACTTAAGATAAATAACTATATAGTCATTAAGCACCTATATGTTAAATATAGGAATTAATGTTTTCAGACTACTGATTAAATATAAATAGCCTTACCTAGATTGAAATAAATCTTTCTAGTGCATTAACCTACAAGGTTAATGGAAGTTTATCATCTAATAAAATTATTAGAGAAATAAACTTAACCAGAGAATAATATATATTATACAAGTAATATATATAATATTATTATTTTAGTTTTGCATATATCTTAGCTGATATATGAGGTCTCTGGACCTGTA